GGCAATAGATAAATCACAATCTTTGTGTAGTATTTTAACTGGACTCATGAACGTCCACCCCAAGTAATATCAGGATATGCTTCAGATACTATTTCTTTTGTAATTTTATACTTTTCTTGAAGTCTTTTATCTTTACATAAACAAATAATTTCTGCTTCCAAAGGATGCATACCTTCAAGAAGATTGATAAAAATATTTTCCCTTCGCAGAGAACTTAAAGAATCATTGCCACCTTTGATGAAATTATAAAACTTTGTATATTCTGTTCTAATTGCTGTATGTTTTTGATCAGATGCTCCAATAGAATTGGAACTCAAATCCCCCATAGTATCAACTGCTTGCTGAATCCTTTCAGTCATAGTTGAAGTCTTAAAATCATTGTCACCAAAATAAGGAACTTCACCTGGGGGAAGCATTGAAATCACACTTTCATCAAAGTTCCAAATAAAAATTGCCTTCAAAGAATCGTGTTCATATTCTCTGAGAATCTCTACTTTTTTTGCATTGCTTCTCTGTTTAGAAGCAAGTTGAAGAACTTCAAATGCAAATGGTTTTGGTGGCAACTTTACTGTTTTTGGTTCAGTCTTCGTCTTCGTCTTCGTCGTAGTCGTCATAGCTATTTTCAAATCGTACTGCTATTATTTCGTCTGGAATTACATTTCCATTATTATCGAACATTTCTGGATGTGTATATACTTGCAACTGCTGAGTACTATATACATGCTGTTTTGTTAGCCAACCAATCACTCCACCAACCAATAAAAATAAAAATGAAACCAGAGAGAAAATTGTGAGTTCTGCTGCTAACATTGCTGTTCCTCCGAGAGAGTTATCTTTTTTCAATTAAAGAAAATAAAAAAATTTATTTCGATTTCCCTCGAAAAGAGAGAAATTTTTTTTGAAAACCCAAACTTTTTTTGTTCGGTTTCTAAAAATTTTTTCTCCCTCCTTTTTCTGAGTAGTAATTCGACACCCTTGTTTATCTCTAGTGTGTCTGATTTATTTATAGGACCCATTCAAATGATATTATTTTCAATGAAATAATTAACTGCATCTGAACAACCACCCAATTTTTGTTCATTATAAATTACCTGCGGGAATGTAGTTCCTACTCCAAACTCTTCATAAAATTCATCCCTGGTAAAATCCTCATCCAATTCATAAGCAGTATATTCAAGTTCCTTTTGATTCAAAACTGTCTTAATTTTATCACAATAAGGACAACCAGATCTACTATAAACTTTAATACTCATAATACGTTATTTCTCCTTGGTTTATACTTGTAGAGAGTTAGGTCTTTCTCTAACATTTGTCTTTGCCAACGTACTATAGCATCATATCTTTCTCTTGTAAAGAACTTTTGGTTATAGAACCAATTTTCCCAATGCTCATGTCCTTTTGAATGATTGCATTTTGAACAACAACAAACTACATTTGTTATATGGTCATTTCCACCTTTCATTTGTGGAACTATATGGTCTATTGTTAATTCTCCTTCTTTATTTCCACAATAAGCACATGAATTATTCCACTTTTCCTTTATTGATTGTTTCCATAATCGTTTTGCTTCAGATGAGGTAGAAGCTTTTAAATTATACAAAAAGTCTTGAGGGGAATTTAACACATCCATAAGTCCTTTGTTTTTGGTAATAAACTTACAAAAACACCCCCCTGCCACACAAAATGTGGAGGAGGGTATTAAAATAAGATTGTTTGTGTATTAGGCATAAAAATGTCTAACTTATATTATATATTCATTTGCCACATTTCTTTTTGCACGCCTGTCTAGCCCAAGCACGACTTAAACTGTTTATATGAGAACAAGGTTTTTTTATTTTACCGCAGTAAGGGCATTTGGCATCTGGGGGATCATTTATATATCCTTCAGGTGTGTACATCCTTTTCTTTTTTAGATTATTTGATTGTTTTCTTTTACGATGATTCATACAATCACTGGATGTCCATCACCTTCTTCAAGTTTGTAAATCTTACGATCTTCAATTTTATAAGTTCCTGGTGGTAACCCAATCTGCCCTGGAAGTTGCTTATCTACAGTAGAAGTTATATCAATAACTTGATCAATAATAAATCTTTGACGATTATATGTACGATTATCTGGATCAAATGAAGTCATCATAATAGCATCATTAATATCACCACAATTTGCTATAATTCTTCCAGTTTTAGTGTCTCTTACCACCCAATATTCATTCATCATTTAAAAACCTTTCTTTTTTTCATTTTTATTTAAAGTTTCTTTATCTAAAACTTCAAAATAATTTAAGTTGCCAAAAGATACATTTTGAAACCAGTATGCTTTTGCATCCTCCCAATTATCAAAAATAATAGTTTTCCCATTATTTTTAACTAATTTGTAGTTATGTCTATCATATAGCAAATCAGAAGTATTTGCAAAAATTGTAAGATTCATAAAATTAAGCAAGAAGTCCTTTAAGTAAATGAGTTGCCTCTGAGAATCTATCCACGTAATGAATTAGTTTCATTTCTTCATTACTTAGAAATCCATTATCAAGCATTTCGTCTTCAATCCAATTTTTTAATGTTCTCCACATTCTCCCTACACATATAATTGGTTTCTTATCAATATGATTTACTTGAACCAACTGATAAATCATTGCCATCTCAAGGACAGTTCCAATACCACCAGGAGTTACAATAAAGGCATCACATTCTGAGAATGTATGCAATCTTGAATAAAATGTCTGATGTTTTTCATATTCTTGAACATAGGGATTCACTCCCTCCTCAAAAGGAAGATAAATTGCTTCTGCAACAGAACAAAGAGAGTTGCCCATGCAAGCACTCATTGCTCCTTTATTTGCTGCTTCCATAGTTCCTGGACCACCTCCAGTCACTACTATCCAACCTTGTTCTGCAATATTTCTTCCCAGTTTCTCAACTGCTTTATATAGTCCAGAATCAGGACTCGTTCTTGCGGATCCGAATACTGCTACTTTTTTCATCTTTTTTATTTGATGGCACTCTATATATCTGAGGCCAAGTATCTCTGATGATTTCTGCCATTTTGTAGGGAGTCTCCGAACTAATCATAAAAAAAGGAGGGTTGCCCCTCCCAGTATATCATAGAGCATTGCCTCTAGGCAACACTTCTTCTGGAAATACAAAATTTTCATGTGGTTGATCTACTGGTGCCATCCACGCTCTAAGTCCTTCATTAAGCAGGATATTCTTCGTATAGAAGGTTTCAAACTCAGGATCCTCTGCTGCACGAATCTCCTGACTTACAAAGTCGTAAGCTCTAAGGTTAAGAGCAAGACCAATAATACCGATAGAAGAAGTCCAGAGACCCATAACGGGAACGAAAAGCATGAAGAAATGAAGCCAACGCTTATTACTGAAAGCAATACCAAAAATTTGCGACCAGAATCTGTTAGCAGTAACCATTGAGTAAGTCTCTTCCTCTTGCGTAGGTTCAAATGCTTTGAAAGTGTTTGCTTGATCACTATCTTCAAATAATGTATTTTCTACAGTTGCTCCGTGAATCGCACAGAGCAGTGCTCCACCCAGTATACCAGCAACTCCCATCATATGGAAGGGGTTGAGGGTCCAGTTGTGGAAACCTTGAAGAAATAGAAGGAAACGGAAGATTGCTGCCACACCAAAAGAGGGAGCAAAAAACCAACTGGACTGACCTAGTGGATACATCAGGAAGACGCTAACGAACACAGCAATAGGACCAGAGAATGCGATTGCATTATAAGGACGAATACCTACCAGTCGAGCAATCTCAAACTGACGCAGCATGAATGCAATCAGAGCGAAAGATCCGTGGAGCGCCACAAAAGGCCAGAGTCCCCCAAGTTGGAACCACCTGACAATATCCCCTTGAGACTCAGGACCCCAAAGTAGAAGAAGAGAATGACCCATAGCATCTGCAGGCGTCGAAACAGCTGCTGTGAGGAAATTAGCACCCTCAAGGTAAGAAGACGCCAACCCGTGGGTGTACCAGCTCGTAACAAACGTTGTGCCAGTAAGCCAGCCACCAAGGGCAAGATAAGCAGTGGGAAAAAGTAATAGTCCAGACCAACCCACAAATACAAAGCGATCTCTCTTAAGCCAGTCATCCAGGACATCGAACCATCCCCTTTGTGAAATTGGTTGTGAAAGTGTTGAAGAAGTCATAACCTCCTAGTGATTTCTCATATTTAGTTTACAATAGTTTACAATATGAGTCAATGAGTATTAATTCTCATCCCCAATAAATCTGTCCAAGAGTGAATAAAACAAACACAAGAACTGTGAATGCCATCATACCTACACCTGCCCAAATGACCCAGGGTTCCATAGGATGATGTTGATTATTATGAGACATAAAAAAAGAGGGTTGTTACACCCTCTTATTATATCAGTTATTCAGTTTTTATCAACCGATGGTAGGTGCGGTGAGAGCAACAGGAGTGTTCTCAACAGCAGCAAGGTCTAGAGGGAAGTTGTGAGCGTTACGCTCGTGCATTACCTCCATGCCTAGTCCAGCACGGTTAAGAACGTCTGCCCAAGTATTGAGCACACGACCCTGACTATCCAGGATACTCTGATTGAAATTCAGACCGTTGAGATTAAAAGCCATCGTAGAAACACCAAGAGCAGTGAACCAGATGCCAACAACAGGCCAAGCAGCAAGGAAGAAGTGCAGTGAACGTGAGTTATTGAACGATGCGTATTGGAAAATAAGACGACCGAAATAACCGTGTGCAGCTACGATGTTGTATGTTTCTTCTTCTTGTCCGAACTTGTATCCATAGTTCTGGGACTCATTTTCTGTCGTCTCACGTACAAGACTAGAGGTGACAAGAGATCCGTGCATAGCAGAGAAAAGAGAACCACCGAAGACACCAGCAACTCCCAGCATGTGGAAAGGATGCATAAGAATGTTGTGTTCTGCCTGGAAAACAAGCATGTAGTTGAAAGTTCCCGAAATCCCCAGAGGCATTGCATCAGAGAAGGATCCTTGACCGAAGGGATAGACCAGGAACACTGCAGAAGCAGCAGCAACGGGTGCAGAGTAGGCAACACAAATCCAAGGACGCATACCAAGTCGGTAAGAAAGTTCCCATTCACGACCCATGTAGGCATAGATACCAATTAGAAAGTGGAAGACGACCAGTTGGAATGGTCCACCATTATATAGCCACTCATCTAGGGAAGCAGCTTCCCAAATGGGGTAAAAGTGCAGTCCAATTGCGTTGGACGAAGGAATAACAGCACCTGAGATGATGTTGTTTCCGTACATGAGTGAACCAGCAACGGGTTCACGGATACCATCAATGTCTACGGGAGGTGCAGCAACGAAGGCAACAATAAAACAGATAGTCGCAGCAAGTAAGCAAGGAATCATCAAGACTCCGAACCAACCAACATAAAGACGATTATCAGTTGAAGTAACCCAATTGCAGAACTGTTCCCAAGTATTTGATTGTCGTTGTTGTGAAATTGTAGCAGTCATTTTTCTTAAAAGAGTAGTAAGACCATCAGGGAAATGGTGGAGTTACTATTTCCCAGTCACCCTCAGACTGGGTATGAGAGACGTAATTTATACACCCCATAGGTCTCGGTTAGTGGGTGTTACAAAGATTAAAGAACTGTTACATTCCTTAACCTGTTGATGTATTTATCATACCATTGTTTGGAAACCCTGTCAATTGGTTCAATCCTAAAACCGTCCACCATAAATAAGACCTTAAAAACTAAATAGTTAAAACTGCTTTCCCTCATATGCCTCGGGAATGGAACACTCCTATTAGGGAACCTTGGAATGCACCAATACATAATACTCTAAAAGCAATAGACAATCATACTCAAGAATACTTCAAGAGTGGTGATAAATGGCATTTAGAAAAAGCAGATACGTTAAGAAACTATCTAACTGAACTTAAGACCTGGATCCATAAACAAGAAGGAAGATGAAATCAATACTTCTCCTTGGAATATTAATTATAAGATTGATAACTAACGAGGGAATATTCAATGAAGGACGAAGACCACAACCAAAAAGACAACCAACAGAAGTCATCAGGTTTATCAGAAGACCTGCTAAAAGAGGTAGGAAAAAAGCACGGTTCACTATTGAATAAACTAATCTTTATTATCTGCTGTGCGGTAATTGGGTTTGTTGGTATTAACTTTGTTGCCTGTAACTTTATGATTCCAGGAACAATTAATAAAGCAAATGTAAAGGGGGAACTAAAAAATCCCCCTCCTTTAGATTGCAAAGAATCTGAAAGAAGGGGGTATGAAACTTTACTTACTATTCTTACTACAGTAATCGCACTAAGAACAAGAGTAGAAGATAGTGATTAAGAAACCCAAAGTTTTCCTTCTGCTTTTCTTCTTCTCAGTAATCCTGCTTCCACTTTAGTACCAGGATTACGATAAAGTTCTAATGCTGCTGGAACTTCATTCCATTTCTTTTCTCTTAGGACTCTAGTTATGGTATTAAAATTGGGAGACCCGTAAAAACCAGCACCAAGATTATAAGCAAAAGATAGAAGAGCTCCTTGTTGATTTTCATTCATCTCATTCCAATATGGGATTTTTTGTAGTGATGGAAGAAATTCTCTGCGAAGTTGGAAGTATAGAAGATCATCTGCTTCTTCTTGAGTAATCTTATTACCAATCAAAAACCGAGTTCCATCTTTTCTACGAGTACTTCCCCATCCAATAGTAATGGGAAGTCCACCAGTAAGAGGATCATAATATGCCTTTAGATGACATCCTTCAAACTCCTTGATTAAATCTACACCCGGAAATGGAAGACCATCAAGAGTTGGTTCTACTTTTTGATTCCGATACCTTCTAGCAAACTCATCAAGAATTTCTTTATGAATTGATGCCTGAAGAAAATTCCAAGCATCATTTTGATGTGGGAGATCCTTATGATTTTTTACTGCATCAATAAATTTAATACTCATTTGAAAACTCTTCCCCAACCTGATTTTGGACCATCTGGAGTCCATCTGCGAGCAAGTTCACTTCTCTTGTAAACCGCACCCTTTCCATTATACACGGAACCAGTATATCCGTCATTCAAAGAACCATAAGGATCGTTCACAACGTAATCTTCTCCTTTTTTACCAATCACGACAAGCATATGACCACCTACGGGACTAGATAAAGACCCCCGATGAAGAATACCAATGATAACAGGTCTGCCGTTGGCAAGTTCACGATCAAGATCAGCAAAAGAAAGGTTATAACTAAAGGTTGATTTGACCCCATAAGATTCCAGAACTTTTGTCTGGACTGAGTGATCGGTTGTATCACCGATAGAAAAAACTTTTCTAACATAGGCATCGTCGCCTTTAGGTCCTACTAGTGTGCCAGGTTTAAAATA